TGGTTGTTCAGGCCGCGGTTATGGCTTCCAAGAGCCCGATTCTTGGACAGGTTCAGGCAACCTGTATTGGTTGCTGGACGAAGAAGTGAATCTCTCCAGGACCCAACTCCTCAGACCACACCCGAGGTGACTCTGAATACACCGTTACGCGCGCAAACTCTGCGTGATAGCCTCGTGAGAAGACGTTGACAGTACACTCCGATTCTGAGTAGTGAATGTGATCGGTATCGGATGTGAACTTGGCGAGAACCTTCCGAACTGTATCATACCGACTGAACCCGAGGTAAATAAACCTTGTTTCGTATGTTACACCGCCCTTCTTTGCCCACTCTTCCGGAATCGTGGACAGGATTTGGATCTCCATTTACTGAATTGCTACGCCGTTCGCGAAAATGATACGTTTTAGCTCCTCCTCATCGTGAAGTGCGGCATTCAGCTTGTCTACTCCACGCCGAATCGCTGACTCAATTCCATCCCACTTGTCGGCAGTGTTCATATACTTGGTGTGACGCGTTGTCCGGTCCGGGAACCGCTCAATCAATTCAGATTCCTTCGCGTCATACAGGTTCATGTAGCAACGCAGCTGAAGCTCATCATACAACGGAACCTGCGGCCACAGACGTGTGCGGTCCTTGGAATCTACAATGCGACTCTCTGCTGCGACATAGCCGTCACACCGACCCACCAGCTTGAAGGTCCCAAAGTCCTTCTTGATCGTCTTTGTGTTCCGCTCCGTCACCTTGACATCCTTGGCAGCCTCGTAGGTGTCTAGGATCGCCTCCTCGTTCTTTAGACCACGCTGCTTAGACACCGCACCGCGCACCTCCTGGACCAATCGTGCCCGAAGTTCCTTGGGGTACGTATCCTTGCGTAGATCTAGGACCAGACCGGCCTGTAGCTCAACTTCCCCAAGAACACCCTGTACATTGGTCGTCTGCTGAGCAGCCTTGATGCCGGATTGGACAATGTCCATGATGGGCCATTCGCGAAGAATCTCATTCACCAGCTTGGAATACGGACGAAGATTATACTCCTTTTCAATCTCGGCAACGCGAGTCTTTGCGACAAGATCCTTACAGAGAAGCTCGTAGGCAATCTCAGTAGGGTCCTGATACTTGTGGAGTCCGATAAAACCCGCTACCTTAGAGGCGGAGATTTCGGGGATCATTTTGAGTATGTTATGGAGTCCTACTCCGCATAGGATACGTTTTACAAACCCATTCCGTAAAACGTGGCCGCAGCAAAGACGATGGAGTGAACGATTAAACCCCAGTTTGTCGGGCAGCCTGCCGGGGAGGCAACGTTGCCTAAGAGTCCCATACTAACCTTATCAACCAACTGATAGACGAAGGGATGGGAGATGATGAAGAACATCAGTCCTGCGGTGAGAGCGGCCTTCAATTTGATGTTCATTTAGTCTTTACGAGGAAAAACTCTTCTGCATGCGGCTGATGGCATCTAACCATCCCGGAATACCATTTAGCACATTCGCAATCGCCAGCGAGTCACCTGTGACGGGATTTGAGTCTATTGTGTGGCCTTCACACACAAGAACAATCGCTGTGATCATAAGTGCCTGGCGAGTTTTGGCGTCCGCAGGCGACCAACGAAGACCATACATTCTATAAAGCACGTCAATATACTCCCGCGCAGCAGGCTGTGTCTGTTTTTGAATCGCGTCCCAGAAGATCCAGGCAACGTGATTTCCATGTGCCACAGATACGTATTCATCAGACCTATTCGCAAAGATAAGTGGCTGCTTCGTCTGCTTCTTGTGTTCGCGAGCAAACGCATACACCCACGACATCCAGTAGAGAGCCCTGGTCACATCGCGGACATCCTGACGGAGGCAGTACACGAATTCGTTCATCGGAACTGCGACTGTCATCGGGTCATCGCGTCTCAGTACCAACCGGCCAAACAGAGTAGAGGGTGCCTTCAAAGACTCCTGAATGGTAACTGGATCAAAGTCGTGAAGCGGTTTGATGGTGGGCAAACTAGGTAGTTTGTTCTTGCGACACATTGAGATAGCAGCAGCAGCGGAACAGATCATCTGACGCACATCCATATTGTTGCGGATCGTCGTCATCTCACGAACAGCATATCGGTATTCAATAGAGGCATACCTCTCATACGCTGCGGCCAAGTAGAGAAAAACGCGTGGCTGAGCCCGATTGACGTGAAGTGCGGCTCCCTCAAAAAGAGCCATCCAAAGGGTATGAACCAATCCAGAGCACAATAGCTCTAACGACCAATAGCAAGCGTAATCTGCGTGTCCGAGCTGGATATTTTGAAGGAGAACCTTCACAACATGTGCTCGTGGATGTCCACAGAATGTGGCTTTTTGAAAGTCTGCGACAGTTCTTGGATCCGTGATCTCCATTGATGTTTTCGTAGATTGTTGATATCAATGTCTACCGCACAAGACGTATAGTCTGGGTTGGCAATTCGGGCTTCCGGAATACCTTGGGGTATAGCACCATCACCGCATAAATCAGGCTTGATATGATCGCGAGATTGAGAAGAACATCCAGCCACGACCAAGGGCTGACAACGGTCTCGGTTTGGCGATCGCGACGTTCCATGTTGATGGCATTCTTGACCTTCCCAAGCTGTTTCGTAAAGGTATCTACCGAGTACTTGAATTCGTCCTTGAGCGACAACACCTTGTCCTTGAGGCCTGTTACAACCTCCACTGTTTTGCGTTGATTGTTGTATTGGTTGAGAGCCGAGTCGCGGTTCGTCTTGTACCTGTTCACAAGGGGATCTACTTCTGCCTTGGAGATTCTGGACTTCTCCTCCTCCTTCCACGCGTCGCCCTTCAGCAGAGTATAGTAGAGCGTGCGAGCCTGCTGATACGCATCGGGCGCGGTGTCTCGCGCATTCTCAGCCGACTGAAGCGATGTGAATGCGTCGGTGAGCTTCTGCTTCTTGTCCAGGTTGGCATAGAGAACCGAGAGTTCATTGTTCACTCGGTCTCGCTCCTTCACGAACTCGGAATACGCCTTGGCATCCTTTGTCTTGAGATCGTTCATTGTGCTACCGACAAACATCACCGCCGAGAGAGTGCTCAACGTCACGGCATTCTGTGGATCTGCCTTGTATGCGCATTTGAACCCGCCGTTCGCGTTGGTCCTCTCAAATCCGCGATTTGTCGGACACTGCATAACGCACGACAGGTTCCCCGAACTCTCAAACGGTGTTGGACATTTTGGAAACGACAAGACTGGCGCTGCCCCTGCCGGTCCCCCCGGAATACTTGATCCTATACCCATTACTCATCTCCTTAGAAAGAAACCGAAAGAGATCGCCATGGACAATAGCAGAAATGCGATTCCATGAGCGTATTGAGCGGGAAGAATCATATAGCCGACAAGTGCCGTTACGATGAGAGCAAGCGCGACCTGAATGAAAAGGAAATACGGTTCTTGTGCGTCAATGATCTTCCTTCGTTCAGTCTCTAGTTCTGAACTCGGTGCCGTAGGAGGCCGCATAGGCTTGAGACTGTCTGATACGTTCTTGACGGCCTTCGCATTCTCGGTGTACTGGTTGAAGTTTGCATACTCGCTCTGGATGCGAGAGTACTCCCTCTCGTTACCGAACTTCTGATCACGAAGCATACCCAGAGCCTTCTCCTCTGCTTCATCCGCCTTGATGAGACCCTTGACCTTTGCGATCTCTGTCGCAACGCGATCTGTCTCTGTCGCATAGGCAGCTGGTAGAGGTTCGCCTTGCCGGGGAGCAGGCACTGACTGGAGTGTTACGAACCGGTTGTTTCGTGCCACGTGAACACATCTTTCCGTGGGCGGAGTCCCGGCCTCTTGCGCATACTTAAACTCTGCCGGACACTGTGCGTGACAGGACAAAAATACTCCAGATTCAAATCCAGCCGGACACGAACTTAAGTTACCCATTTCCCTTATCTACGGTTAGGAAGTAATCCGTTGAGGATTCCGTAGATGGGCGCAATCAGCCGAGCCTCAGTGGACAGAGCAGGCGACTTCCAGCCAAGGCGAGGAGCCGCTGAAACTCCATCGTTGATGTATGGTGCGATCTGGGCTGCCAGCCGGACATACCGAGTGTGCTCGCCCGCAGAAGTTGTCAATTTTACGTGACGGGGTGTGCTGAGTTCTAAGTAGGATCCGACAGGCATTTTGTTTACTATCAAACAAGATAATGGCACAGGACTTTGATACTGTTCTTGGTTTGTTCAAGAAGAACATGGTGGAATACAAGGTCTCAGGGAACTCGGCATACAAGATTGCGGCCGAGAACGCACAGAAATGGTTGGATGATTATGTCGGCACGCTGGAAGCAGCGGCGATGAAAGACTCGCAATTTGTTGACAAATTTGTCAAGGATTATTCCAAGACAAATCCGGAACTGGCAAAGATGCAGGAGGAGATCCGAAAGGTTCGCAAGGAGGGCCCCAAGATGGAGGACAAGTTGGATACAGAACGATTGGCAGACAAGGAAATACCGATTGACACATCGGGATATTATGTCAAGGCGGGTGTGATTGGGACAGCACTCGCGATCGCCGCGGTCGCCTCACTCTTTCCGTAAAACACTAGGTAGAGAATCAGAATCAACGAGAGGAGAAGAAACGCCGAAATATACCAGTAGAGCCAGCGATCTCCTTCAACACTCTCTTGCTGGCGAATCCGTCGTAGAGTTTCAAGCTTATCCGTGTTTGCGAGAAGACCGCTGTACTCGTATTGTATGCGACCGAGTCGCTGAACAAGCACATCACGCTCAAGTTTCAGGTTCGGTGAATCCTTCTTCAAAAAGGTCAACTTCTCAATCATAGCATTCAGCGTCTTTGCTAGGGCAGCATTGAGCTCCTTGATTTTTGGAATTTGGGATATGTCCCGCGAAGCCACTGCGCTCTCTACTAGCTTGTCATACTCGGAGCTCTGGCTCTGGTATTTTGCTTTGAGTTCATCCATTGTTCTCAGGCAATATTTACGTCTGGCACACACCAGCGATAGTAGAGCTGACGACCTGCGACATCACTGTGTCGTGTCACCTCAATCACATCCTTGGGACGACCGCCAATCCACTTGACCATCGCATCCTGTGAGTCAATCCACGGCAGCTGCTCCTCGGGCTTGGTGATGTTATATCGCTTGAGAACCGCCTGCTTCTCGTCCTCCTTGAGGATACGGTGGGGCATAGCCATGCGGTGCGTCGTAATGTCAAACTTCAACTGATGGATGTGGAAGAACTGAATGTTCTGCTCCTTGGTCATGTTCTTGATTGTCTTCAGCACATTGTCCGACGGCGGCATGAGGGCAACGATGATGAGACCGGTGCCATAGTCATTGTTGGAAGCGAACTCCACAAAGTTCTTGATGTCGCGCTCCAGCAGTCCCTTGTCCTTTTGACTGAAGACCACGAGGATGCCACCTACCGTATACAGATTGACCTTCTCAATCGCATCGGTAATCACACGCTCTGTCTTCATGTCAAGTCCTCGGCGACCAACCATGAGCCGAATAATCTCTAGTGCCTTGTCCTCCATTACTTGTTCTCTGAGTTAGACAGAAAGCTATACGTTTTTTCACGGACTCTAAACAATGAAGTACTGGCTTTTCCTCGCAGCCGCGATTCTTGTGATCGCGTTCGTTCTGTTACAATCTCGCGAGCGGTTCCAACCCGAGTTCCTTGATAAGGCCCAGGTGAGGCAGACGGTGGCCATGGAGGACTCATCGCATCGGCAGACAACCAACCACGTAGATCCGGCACCGTACTCACTTGGACCGGTGGTTGGGTTTGAGACCCCGTTCCAGGTGAACCAATATAGAGCGTTCGTGGTTTAAACTATAATGGACTCGGTGTACAAAAAAGGCAAGATTCCCAAGGCTCTTCGTGAGCAAGTTTGGTTGAAAGACATGGGGCAGGTATTCCAAGGCAAGTGTAAGGTTGTGTGGTGTCAGAACAATATTAGCGCATTTGATTTCCAGTGTGGACACAACATCCCGGAAAGCAAAGGTGGTCAAACGTCGTTGGATAATCTGATTCCCATCTGCGGTCGGTGTAATATCAGCATGGGAAGTGGGTACACAATTGATGAATGGAATGTAAAGTTTTCCAAGAAGACCGTGCCGGTTGTCGCAAAGGCTGGGTGTATGATGGCAGCATTAGAGCGATTCAGGTATAAACCATCTACCGGGTAGCATTTACATTGAATATACCTAGGATGTCAAATGAGTTACCTCGTGTCTCAGTGCGCCGAGCTGAGCAAGCAGTCGTCGGACATTAGCGAGCATCTTCCAACGCTGGCTGGATATGCGTCTATATGTACCCATATTACAGAGTGTGGTGTTCGCGGAGCAATTAGCTCGTATGCCTTCGCAAGCGCTATGGTGGGTCGTCCCGAGTGCAAACTTGTCCAGGTAGATCCGGAGCGAAGTGCCGGACTTGACGTATTTCACCTGGATTGTGGGCGAGAGGGTGTCCGGTTCGTGTACCATGAAATGAGCGACCTGGAGTGTGCTATGGAGGATACCGATCTGCTGTTTATCGATACATGGCACATCTACGGGCAACTGAAGCGGGAGCTCGCCCGATGGCACACACATGCGAAGAGGTACATCATCCTACACGATACCGAGGTTGATAAGTGGAACGGAGAGACGATCCGATGTGGGTTTGATGCGGAGACCCAGAGCCGAGAGTTTGACATTCCCGTCGCAGAAATCCGCCGAGGACTGTGGCCTGCCGTGTTGGAGTTTTTAGAGGAGCATCCGGAGTGGACGATTCGCGAGAAGTATACCAACTGTAACGGTCTCACTGTCCTTGCCCGCACTCACTAATTTACATTCACTAACCAATATGATTGTATAGGCAATGAGCACTGCATTTGTGACGCTCTGTGATAAAGAATATTATTCAAGAGCCCTCCGAACGATAGAGGAACTCCGATCAAACGGCGGATGGTCTGGAGACGTCGTTCTTATCGCGGTAGATTTCAATCCCGAGCAGTTGCCCGGAGTTGAAATATACAATGTGTCGCATATCAATACAGATGCCTTAATTGAGCAGCACAAGGCGTTCCCGATCTACGTTGATGCAGAGAATGATCTACGTCATTTCAGGAAGCTCTATCAGTGGGATAAGTTGCAGGTGTTCAAGACGTACTTCCGTCGTTGGGAACGCATTGTTTTTCTGGACGCTGGTCATAGAGTTTTTAACCCAGTAGAGCCACTCTTAAATCTGGAATGGAGGGGTAAGTTTCTCGCGCCAGATGATTCCGATCTGAATGACAATGGCAAGCGATTCCGCGGACAGATGGACTTCAAGGCCAATCCAGCCGCTACGGAGCAGTTGTTCTCCGAGTATCCGCAATCAATTTTGGATGATCACTACTTTCTGAACTGTATGTTCGTGTATGACACATCCTTACTGGACCAGACTTCCTTTGAAGAACTAGAATCCACAATGAACCGCTTTCCGATGGCCTATTCAAATGAAATGGCTATTATGAACTTGATCTTCACATTCAAACTTCGCGTGTGGCAGCCGTTGCCCATGAAACTGGACACCGGGTTGTTCTTATTTGGATGGTGTGAATACAACTATCCTGGATCCCATTCCAAACAGTTTCATTTTATCAAGTATTCTGTTACTGGGTAATGGTGTATCCCTGCCTCATGTAATGGGACAATGGCTCTGGGATGTATACGCTGGTGATGTTTTTCATAGCTAGGACATCACCGCAAAACAAAGCGTCTTCTCCTCCTCTCGGCGGTTCATATTCGCGCTCTTCACGAAATTTCACAGACTCAAGAATAGACCTGCGACATGTTACGTGTGCATGGTGGATTTTCGCACCATACATATGCGTGCAATCCGCACACCCCGATGGCGCGCGGAACAACACGTTGCGAATATAGGTAGCATTCGTATCTTCCACCATGTCTGTTTCTGTGAAGGCGTGTAGAAGAATGTCTACATCGCATGTTTTCAATCTCTCAATCCGGGTTGGATACATGATATCGTCCGCATCAAAAAACGACACATACTCGGTCCTCAGATGAGAGGCGGCTTCATTGCGATTCTGGGCCGCGTTTCGTCTGTCGGATCGCGTGATGATCTGGAGAGGAAAGCTGTACTTCCAATCCGAAGGTATATCGGTTGGCTCAGTCGAACTACATACAACCACTACGTCATCTGGCTTGGTGGTCTGTGCCTCAATCGAATCGAGGCATGCCTTTAGATTGGGAATGTGTGGTTTGTAACACGGAATCGCAACACCGATCGTCGGGTTTCTTTTGACAATCCGCTGGACCTCGCGATCAATATACTTCTTCTGGAATTCGGACGAAAGAACGGTCCTCGCTAACCGAAGCGCATTGTCTGCTATTTCTCGGGCCTCCACATCGTGGGCGACAAGCCATTCAATTTTTTCGTCCAAGTCGCTCAGATCGTATGAGACGGGCACATAATTCTTCATCGGCTCCAGATACTTTTGAAACCAATACCCGTTGCCCGGATGTGTTACCATAATTGGCACGGATCCGGAACCAAAGACCCACTGGTGAGACGACGCGATAACGTTTCCGTCCACAATCAAAATATACTTGTATGCGAAGTGTTGTTCTATGGCCACACGATGCGGTGCGAAGTATTCGTCCGGAACAGCAGCATCGGAAGCGGCAGAGACGCCACGTGTGAAGCGTACATCGCAGGATGAGTTGGAGATGAGTTTCGTAACGACCTTCCGACGGATGGTCATCCGATCATATCCACTTGTTCCTCCCCTCCAGAACGCAATAGGCAGCCGCGTGTCCCACGGAACCATCGTATGGGAAGGCATCGCGCCAAGTACACCATGTCGAAAGCTGTCGTCATCAAGTGGAAGAAGGAGGATGTCGGGTGCGTTAAGGTCGCGCGTACAAAGAGCAGGTATAATCGCGTTGGGCGCAATAGCCTTCAGTTCGTCATATCTTGGCCCATCAAGTCCATCGGATTGTGCAAAGAGGATCTGTTTATATGCGGACTGTCTCTCTACCGACTCCTTCAAATAGGATTCAATTGCGCCTCCCTCGTAACACTTACTAAGGTCTCCATACCAATGAACGCCCGGGTTCTTTGGAATGCGCAGAAGCGTGCGCTCAACCGGAATGTACACAATACTGTCGTCGTGATCCGCAGAATACCACGACGGGTTCCATCCATTCGTCTCGAAGAACGACCACACGTTTACTTCCCATGTCAATTTTGGAAGAGACGCATAGAATCGTTCGTAAAACTCGTAGAAGGTCTGGATGGATGCCGTATCTCCAAGGAAAAATCCACCACAGAAGCGCCAGTCAATAATGTCGAAACTGGCGTGGCCGACATCGGCACACCCGGGCACAAACATACACGAATTCGGAATATCATAATGATCCATCAGAGAGAGGTAGCCAAGTGTCCTGGAAGGATTGCTGAATACGTGGCAGATACCAGCATCTATCCACGCATAATGCGTAGAGGAATGTTTGCCGGAATCAATAGCTCGCTTGACAAGCTCCACTTTGGAGTTCATGAGAATTAGATAGTTTCGAGTGTCCTTCGTAGTGGTCCGAGTATTGGGCACATCTTGTGGAGCATCGACAAATGCCTTCAGAGACGAAAGCTCAATCGGCTCAACTATTCCGTTCTTCACGTGAATCTTCTTTGCATAATCGGGACTTGCAAAGACGTGGAGACGCACGTTTGCGTTTGTAAGTGTTTCGAGGAGTGCGAGATACCGTTCTATGGATTTCTCTGTTGATCTGTCCTCTTGTAGATCAACGAACGCAGATACAAATGTCACCGTCATGATCACGTATAGAATGTACCGTTTAAATCTATATGTCCATGCTAATTACAGCCACCTTCTTCTCCTCTGGCTTCGTGCCATTCTTGCGATGTTCCAGAACTTCATTCCAGAACGACCGCAGGCCCTCCAGATGGTTCGGCAACCAGTTCGGATCCTTCGGCACAAAGTCCTCCTTGATACCGTTGAGAATCCAGTAGATCACCTGCGTGTCATCTTCGTAGATCTCAACGTCGTAAACCACCTTGCCACTCTCGTAGACCGTAAAGGCTCCCTTGGGCTTGTCCGTCTTTGTCCACTCCGAGTAGTTGACCTGCTTGAATCGGAACTCAACATACTCACACTCATCAATCCCCGTACATTCCATTTGCATCTGCATTTGGTGCACGTATCCGGGAGGAATCTCTGGCTTCTCAATTCGACTAATCGGACACTTGAACTCTACCAATCGGCCGTATCGCTTCGGGTCCTCGCATACAATCAGTCCGTCCGGTGATGCTCCTAGAAACTTGTGGATAGGATGCTGGACACACGACACGTCCGTAATAGTACACTTGGTCCGTTCCTCGTAGATCTTTTTGGCAACTGGCTCAAATCGCGTGCCCCACAGCAGTGCAGGGATCCCTGGCCCTTCGCCAGGAGGACGCGGTTCTAACTTTCGCATCATAACCTCTCGCCGGGCAGAGTCGGATCCGAAGACACCATAGACTTCAGAGGCGGTGACCATTTCACCTCGTTTTGCGTGCCATCCGTCTGTTCGCTGATCATTGGCACCGTACATTCGGAGGACTCGTTCGTAACACCGGTCCCGTTGCCACAGTCGTCCAAGTTCTCCGAGCATGAGTCGCCCGACGATTGGACAGACTGCTCGTCGGATGACTCCATAGGGCAGCTCGGGACTAAGGGCATGGCAATACAAGCAGAATTGCTTGATCCGTCTAGAGAGGTGAGTATAGGGCCGGTTGTCAAGCAACCACTCGGTGAGACGCTCTTCCATTGGTCTATTGTTGGCTCGCCATTTGAAAACCCGTTTTGAATAATAGGATTATACTCTGGAACTATGGTACCCTCCAGAAGCTTCTTCTCCGCCGGAAGTTTCTCAAACATGTCATTAATCATCTCCTTGAACTCCTCCTCATGGTTGTCTAACGCACTCAATTCGGCTCCTGTATCACTTGAATAGAATGCGCCAACTTCGCCAGTATACAGTTCTAATCCAACTTTGATTCGCTCGTCTTCCATCTGTTTGAGCCCTGCCGCAATGTGCGCCTTCATGGCTTCGTCAGTGAATATGATAGGTT